AATTATGTTAATTTTTGTGTTTAAAATACGAGAGACGAATACATACTTAAGCTTAGTTGGAGAAGGCCAAACCACCCATTCCGCTTTGGATGCGGAGGACGTTATAGTTGGTCGCGAACATGTGCATGGTGGTCGCGTCAGTGGAGTTCATGGTCACCGCGACTTGAGCATTGTCAATACGGGAGAAGTTACAGGTGCCAGTTGGTTGGTGCTCTTCTGGCTTGAGGGCGAAAGAGTACGCGTACACACCTGGAAGTGGGTTACCGGAGTGGTGGTTGAATGGTTGGACTTGGTTGAAGTACTTACCTTTTTGCTCTTTGAAGCGGTCTTGACCGTTAAGAACAAGTTTGAATGTAGAAAGTGGACCAGCAGCTTCTTCAGTGAAATCAGCGGTGGAAGATTCCGCATCGAAGAGTGGGACACCACCCGCTTGGCCGACTGGGACATAGCAGTTGGAGGCCGCACCGCCACGTGGATCGTTTTCGAGGACAATCTCAGCCGCGTTGTTGGAGGAGGTGAAGTTCCAGAGGTCGTTACGAGAAGTCGTATTGGAGAAGCACCAGACCAATTCCTTAACTGGGTGGTTGTAGGACAAACGGACTTGCTTGGTCGCACCGGAGGTGACGGTGTCGGAGCCAGTGTGTTGCACTTGCTCAATAAGGTATTCGTGACCCTTTTGCGCGAATCGTCGGCGTTCCTCGGTGTCGAGGTACACGTAGTTCGCCCAAACCTTGAAAACGTTCTTTTCGAGGTAAGTTTCCATGTCGGAGGCCAAATCGATGTCGATGCGGACTTCGTGGTATTGGAGCGCAATCAATGGCAAATACAAACCTGGGTTGCGATTGAAGAAGAACACGAGTGGCAAGTACACAGTCTTACCGTCCTTGGCGGTAGTCATCTTCGCCCAGTTGGTCTTCTTAGCTTCATCCAAGTAAAGCTCGGAGTACAAACGCCACCACTTTTGGTAGTGCTTGTCAATGCGCTGACCACCGATGGAGAGTTCAACGTTGTTGATCGCACGCTCGGCAATCCAGTTGTTGTCGGAGGTGGTGTCGGAGGTAACGGTGGTGTCGACGTTGGATTCGAGTTCCAAGTACATGTCACCGACCAAATCACCGTTGCGGGCAATGGTCACGGACACGCGGCCTGAGTTGGCGGCGGTACCGTTGACAGTTTGTTCGATGTTTTCCATAGCGAAGTTAGTGTGGCGCTTGTAGACGGCTTGGAAGAAGGTAACCTTTGGGTTACCAGTCAAGTAGACGTCTTGAGCACCGTAAGCGACGAGTTGCATGAGACCACCGGCCATTGTGAGAGTTTTTGTACTATATACCAAGATTTTTTTTCTGACCAAAATCGCGCCTGGTGCGAAATTTCAGATTTCAAAAATTCTCAGTATAGTTTAAAATGTCGTCTCGCCCTGAAGATGAAGAACCAATCGATGATGTCGAGGAGGGAGAGATTGTCTCTGAAGAAGAGGAGGACTTGGGATTTGACGAAGATGAAGATAGAGATTTCTTTGAAGAGGAGGATGAAGGCGTGGATATCGCGGGCCTCATGAGCTCACTCTTGGCGACTCCAGACGGTGATACTGTATGCTCCGCGCTGGTAAACCTGTGTTACCAATTGGAAACTCAGAACAAAATCTTAATTAAAATGCTTGCCAAAATGCAACCCCCAAAATCAGCTTAGAAACAAAAATCGTTATTCAGTAAATACATAGAAATGGAACACACCCATTTCATTGATAAGGAACCTAATAAGTATGAGGCTCTGACGGAGCTTCAGAAACAGCACATCCAATCAATGAAAGAAGATCAGGTACTTGACATTATTGACAGGTTTGAACATGCATGGTCGCTCAAGTCAAATGACTTTAGAAATGCTCGTGAATTGGGATATCGACAATTTATTCACCCAGATAATTTCGATGAGTATGGAAATCCAAATCCATCCCAAATTGAGATTTTGCCCATCAAGGGCATCCGTGATAAACAGAGAACATATCTCATCAATTTAAAAAATCATGCACGCGATCTAAATATACATAAACAAGAACCAAATGACGACGGAATAACGGTCATTAAACGAATTAACAACATCTTAAAACAGTTGAGTGATGGATATGATAATATTAGACGCCACTATACATCATTTGAAAGAGTCGACAATCCAACAGCACAACCACAGTTTTTAGCAAATGGCGATCCATCTACCATGGATGAAGAAGAAATTGAAAACTCCACACCATTTCAAAAGTGTCTCCTGTATTCTCTTGATCAAACATACAAGGCCGGGTATCGTAGGTACAAGGGACAGTGCTGTGAAGAAATACGAACTATTGAAGGTCATAGAACACGAGCTTGGCAGCCAAAGTTTACAATCGAACAATTTGTTTACTCACTTGCACAGAAAGACGATGATTTCATTACATGGAAAAACTTCACAAGCCGTGGTACAGTGTTTCGAGATGTCATTGACAATATGTCTAAATGTATAGATGCACAATTTCCTGAAATCACGAAACGGCGTCATGTTTGGTCTTTCAGAAATGGTGTCTTTGTGGGTAAGGAATGGATTCCGGATCGAGGTGTATATGATTGTTGTTTCTACCCGTACGACAGTAAGGAATTCCGATGTCTTGATCCAACTATCATTGCCTGCAAATACTTTGATCAACAGTTTGATGACTTTTCCCATGTGGAACGCTGGCAGGACATTCCGACACCATGGTTTGACTCAATCTTAAAGTATCAAAACTTTGAGGATGAAGTGTGTGACTGGGCGTATGTCATGGGTGGTCGCCTGTGTTACGATGTAGGTGATTTGGACGGGTGGCAAGTGATTCCGTTCTTCAAAGGTATCGCACGTTCTGGGAAATCTACTCTCATTACCAAGGTTTTCAAAAAGTTCTATGAAAATGAAGACATTGGAACTCTCTCGAATAACATCGAAAGAAAGTTTGGTCTTTCCGCAATCAAGGATTCTTTCATGTTTATTGCCCCAGAGGTCAAGGGTGATCTGGCTCTTGAACAGGCAGAGTTCCAATCTATGGTATCTGGTGAAGATGTCTCTGTTGCCGTCAAAAACAAGACAGCGGTTTCTATTGAATGGAATGTACCGGGTGTACTCGGTGGTAATGAAGTCCCCAACTGGAAAGATAATTCCGGTTCTGTCCTTCGACGTATTCTTCCGTGGAACTTTGCAAAACAGGTGAGAGATGCGGATCCACAGCTCGATGAAAAGTTAAACCGGGAATTACCTATTATTTTACTCAAATGTGTCAAGGCGTACCTCGAGTATTCAAACAAGTACAGGGACAAGGATATTTGGAATGTTGTACCCGAGTACTTCAAGAAGATTCAGAAACAAGTTGCGATGGTTGCGAGTACCCTTCACAATTTCCTGGAAAGTACTAATATCATATACGGAAAAGACTTATTTGTACCCCAGAAGCTCTTTGTACAGGTATTTAATCAACACTGCCAAGCAAACAACTTGGGCAAGCACAAGTTTAACCAGGACTTCTATGCGGGTCCTTTCAGTTCGAGGGACATCGAGGTCAGGGATGAAGTTGTGAACTACAAGGGGCGTACATACCCAAGACAACCCGTTATCTATGGTGTAGATGTGGTCGAAGAGAGTCTGGGATTCAGTGAAGATTACTAGAAAAAAATACTACACAATAGTAATAATGAGCCAGCAGCTCAGGGAATTTGTGAAGCAGTCGGGGGTTGAGATCAGTCCATCTTCAGCTTCTACAACTGCGTCAAATAATAATTTGATACGCGAAATTGAAGCGGACCTTGGAATCCAAAAACCACAAACATTTCCACCAAAATTAGAAAAAAATATCATGAGCAATGAAAACTATGGTGAATTTGCTGAGTTTTTGAATATGTCGAATAACGAGAACAACAATGTAAATAACATTATCGCAATGGCTGAACGAAGTCCTCCCAAAAACGTGAAATTTGTCGTGAGCAAATTGAATCCTGGAATGTTTAACGCGACCGTAAATAAAGAATTTAGTGCAGAAGCGCGAATTGATCTCAAGCGGATTCTTTTGAAGACCCCGCTTCCAAGAACACCTATCGGCGAAGGTCTTTATATAGACACACAAGAAATCAATGGCATTTATGGAAGATTCATGACCGGATTTACACACAGTAAAGAATATGGGAAGCAAGGAGACCTCAATAAGAACTTTTTTACTGTTCAACTCAAAATTGTCGTCTCCAATGGTTCAGAGAAAAAAGGTGCCACAGTCAATTTTTACAGAAATGGTAAGATACGATTTTCAGGTGGCTTCATTGGTGACAACATTGCGAGACAACCAGAGTTGATTCGCAGATTCATAGTTGATTCATATTCTGATAAGCAACCTTTCTTGTACAATCCATTTGAGTACAACAATCTCAGTGGTCAATTTAGAGTGAATGGACATTTCAAAAATATGCAAAGAATTGCGTCCAATTACAGAGCCTATGGATTTACAAGTGTTTCCTATGAATCTGAATTGTCGCCATTTATGTATGTGACATACCAAGGCCACAAATACATTTTGGCTTCAAGTGGTAACATTCAGATTTCCGGGGCGCAATCACCTTCCGATATGCTTGAAGCTTACAATGTGGGTATGGAACTCGCAAGAGTATTGAATGAAAATGGTGAAATTGCTTTGAAAGCCACAGTTCCAAAGAGACTGACTAAAAAGACACCTGTGAAGCGCAAGACTACCAAAAAACAAAAAGTTGACCCAAAACAATGTATGCGTATGGCCAAGACAGAACTTGTGGATCTCGCAAAGAAGTTGGGTGTTGTTGGTATCACCAAGTCTACAAAGAAAGAAGAGATCTGTAACAAGATTAAGAAGATTTCGGGTGTAAAAAGTGCTACTTTCCGTAACACTAACAAGAATAAGAATGTTGCGCTTACTGGCACAGGTAACAACTTCAAGGTTGGTCGTGGGAAGTGTACGAGTTACAGTAAGACAGAACTTCTCCGAGTTGCTGGCATCCTCAAGATTAAACTCGACGCCAAGGAAACCAAAGCCTCCCTCTGTAAGAAGATTGAAGCTGTGAGAAATGCAAAGATTGCCCCCAAACCAAAGCCAAAGCCAAAGACACCACCACCTTCTCGTAAAGAAGTTGCTCAAAAGAAGAGAAATGTAATGAAGGAACGGGTGATCAAAAAGAGAGGTCTCAATGAAAACTCAATCCGAAAGGATATTGTAAAACTTTATGGTAAGCGTTGGATGGACCGCTACAAGAATGTGATGCCTTCTCTCAACAATGATGTCAAGGAGATGAAGATGAGACTCAACAGGTTGAAGACGGGTAACAAACAAGGTATTCCATTTAAAAAGGATGTGGATCTCGTGAAGAAGAGGCTTGTAAATAGATGGAAGAATGAGAGGGGACGCAACCT